GCCCTTCCGGGCTCCTACTAGGTCCGTCAACGGAGCGCTTCGGCGTGGCAGTGATGCCCCTACCGAGTTGGACTTCAGGTGCAGTGTCTTCTGAAGATAACCCTTTAATGCGATTGGAGAACATTACCAATGGATCAAGCAGATCGAAGACGCGTTCGTTATGTCCCAAACTCTCCGCTTAAAGCGGGGAAATTTAAGATTGGCGAGTGGTTCAAACTTGTTGGCAATACTTGGATAAAGTTTGCTGACCAGAATGTTACACCTGCTAATACTTACCGCTCGGTTGAGGTTACTTTGGACCAATTAAATCCTGGTCCACCTTATAAGAGCGGCGGGGCGTTTTTGAACGTTAAGTCAGAAATTCTGCCTGTACCTATACAAGGAAGCGGCACCTTCGATTCGCGCGACACCTTTAACAACGGTGATGGCGCGTTTAGAAGACGCTACGTTGGTGGTTTCTCAGAACCCGATTTTGGGGGCTGGGATTTCACATCAACGCAGTTGAAGGATATCGGCTTTTTGACCGGTACCTCAATCGTTCTTCCCACAGATCCATATAACTCCCAGGTTTCAACTAGATTGAAGCCTAAACTGAGTCAGGCCAATTTGGCACAATTCCTTATTGAATTAAAGGATATGCCACATATGCTGTCTAAAACTGCAGGGGACTTTAAAGCCCTCTGGTTGGGATTAAATCCCATCTCAAATCGGCGATCTTTACAGCCGTATATGAGCAGTTCTGAGGCAGCTGGTACCTTTCTCAACCACCAGTTTGGGTGGGCACCTTTCCTCCGCGATGTGGAGCAGCTTATTGATGCTACCCTTCGATCACGTGAGGCGATGCTCGATTTAGAACGTCGCAATAGCACGTGGGAGCACAGGAGTGGAGTAATCAAACCAGAGGACGTGGACAATGAGATAACTTTAGCAACGGGTTTTGGCAATCTGGTTCAACCAGTTGCTAGTCCGCTGTTTCAAGCCTTGTTGGATACCACGAAACCATGGACTATCCGCAATTCAATACTCATACGAGATAGTATCAAAGTGTGGGCGTCTGGAGAGTGGAAGTTCTATCGTCCGGAGTTCGATACCTTACGCCAGGATTTTGCATCAGATTTGATGCTAATAAAGCGTTATATAACGCTTTATGGCGCTCGGATTGACCCGTACGTCCTTTGGAAGGTAATGCCCTGGTCTTGGCTCGTCGATTGGTTCGCCACTGTTGGTCCGTTTTTGGACTCTTTAGTAGCGTCTCAGCTCGATGGAGTCGTGTCCAGGAATCTGTTTCTTATGCACGGACGCAGGAGAAGAATTATTCTCCGTCAGGAGTTCAACTTCTGGTCCGGTCCACGCATGGTCGAATTTATTCGTACCATTCGCGTGAAGCAACGAAAAGTGGCAGAAACTCCTTTTGGACTCGGCCTTAAGTGGGAGAATTTATCTCCCATGCAATGGTCCATCTTGGGTGCTGTAGGGTTAACCCGTAAGCAACCAAGGTGATTCTACTGCTGGCTTAAGAGGTAGCCCTTGAGAAAGGCGGCCTGCAACCAGTGGTTAAACTCTCATATAACTTTAAGAGGTCAACCATGTCGTTTGCTGAACCCGTAACTATCACTATTAACGCTGTGCCAATCGCTTTTAATAAGCGATCAAGTAACGGTTTATCGTCTATTTGGTCGTCGAGCGATAATCTATGGACGTTAACGATCTCTCACCAAGTAATTGGAAAGGATCGTGTTCGTTCCATGGCACGTCTGGACCAGAAGAAGGTCGTCACTAATCCGTTGGATAGTACCAACGACTGGGACACTTTCTCCACCTGGACGGTAGAGGAGCGGCCAGCTTTTGGCTTCTCCAACACTGAAATGAAAAACCAGCTCTCAGGTTTTACAACCTGGGATGTGCTCAGCGCTACACAGGATAAAATTCTCAATCAAGAAAGTTGAGGCTAGAAAATGAATAGCAAGCTTAAAAACCTACTGTTCAAATTGGTTTCGGATGCTGCACCTGAGCTGCTGGGCCAAATATTGGCTGAAGTAGCTAAAGGAGAAGCTAGCCCAAAAGGCAAAAAACCGAAATCCTCTAGTAAGAGCGTAGCCAAATAGCTATGTTCTTGATCCCCTGTGGTGATGTTTTGGGACTCATTATTGGGTCTCAATAGCAGACTGACGTGGCTTGAAGCTGACCCCCAATTAAGGAGGCAACTTGAAAAGCAACGTAAGTGACTGTCTGAAGTTGATGCGGGTGATCTATAGAGATCTCACCGCGTCATGCGTCGCTGACGTCTCTGATTTACGTGACTTAATAACAATAGAGTCACGAGTCAAGAGTGAGGGGATTTCGTTTTTAACGATTACCCTTCCAGCTTTCTGCGCTGACTTTGAAAAGTCGCTCAGTGCTGGTTTTATAGACTCACAATGCTTCCGTTCTTTTAGGAAGCATCGAGCAATCCCTGCTTTTTTGAAGGGTATGCTCAGTCTACTCTTTGACTTAGAGACAGGTAAATTGTATGAACAGAACTTTATTGCACCAGATGATTCCGCTCACCTTGTTCGTGTTATTAGGCAGTTATGCCTCACGTTCAAGAAAGTGGAAATTCCATGCGCCCCCGAAAGGGAGCGCAAGTCCCTGGATAGCTTTGTTCAAACAGAGCTTTCCTTTGAAGAGTTTCTTCCCTCCGAAGAAGACGAGTCCTATTTTAGGTCTCTATCTTTTGTGCTATGGAGTGATATGCTACGGCATTTACGCCTTGACATGTTATCTCCTAAGCACGGTCCCGGAGCAACCGCTGAACGCATTTCCGGTAATCGGAAGTACGAGTGGAAGCGCTGGCACGAACGCCTTGAGAAATACTTTCCTATCATTGGCAATGGGTATACCATATCCGTTGACAGTGAGCAGGTCTCTGAGGCTGTTGAGTTCGTTCCAGAGAACGAAGAGCAACCCGTTAGGGTTTCTCTCGTTCCGAAGACTCTTAAAGGTCCTAGGATCATCGCTATTGAGCCCGTGTGCATGCAATATGTGCAACAAGGGATTCGAGAGAGTCTTTATGACCTTATCGAATCTAGCTGGCCGACGGCTGGTCACGTAAATTTTCGTGATCAATCGATTAACCAGAAGCTTGCGATGATTGGTTCGAGTGATGGATCACTAGCAACGGTTGATCTTTCCGATGCGAGTGACCGGGTTCCCCGGGATCTTGCGTTGGCCATGTTCGATTCGAACCCCGATATTCGGGATGCGATCGATTCATGTCGCTCAACTAAGGCGGAACTTCCCAATGGTACCATAATTGGACCACTTAAGAAGTTCGCTTCCATGGGCAGTGCTCTTTGCTTCCCAGTTGAGTCCATGTACTTCTACACTATATGTGTAGGGGCTCTTCTGAGGGCGCTTAGCTTACCTGTAACCAGGACGGGAATTAATAAAGTCCGTCACATGGTTCATGTATATGGTGACGATTTAATCGTCCCTACTGCATATGCGACTATTGTTCTCGATCACCTGCGTTTGTACAACTGCAAGGTGAACCACAGTAAGACTTTCATGACTGGAAAGTTTAGAGAGTCTTGTGGAACCGACGCTTATGATGGACGTGAGGTTACCCCCACTTACATCAGAGTGCTGAGGCCTGAGAACAAGCAGCAAGCTAGTCGACTCTTATCTTACTGTGCCACTGCCCATCAGTTTTATCTGAGAGGTATGTGGTCCACAGCTCAACTTATTTATAATTGGGTTGAGAAGATCGTCGGGGAGTTACCCCACGTTCCAGAGGAGTCGGCGTGCCTTGGCCGTAAGTCATTGCTTGGGTTCCGTTCTTTTTCAAGATGGAACGGAGATCTCCAACGCCTTGAAGTAAGGGCTTGGTGTCCAACACCGGTTTATCGCACTGATGAACTGGATGGCTACGGTGCGTTGATGAAAAGCTTTCAACGGCTACGGGAGCCTTCAATTCTTCCGTTAGTCTTAGATCGCGATCATCTTCTGCGATCTGCGCTTCACGGCGAGGTTGCGCTAAAACGTCGTTGGGTCCCCGCTACCTAAGCGGGTGACGGGTTTAACCGTCTGGGAG